GCTTGCTCGACAACTCTGGGAAGCTGTGGAGCGTTTGAAGGCCGACATACACCAGCTTGAGGTAGAACTTCCAAGTCACTATGTCAGGCGCGAAGAATTTTCAGAAGGTATCAAAGAAATCAAAGACTTGTGTAGACAAATCTTTGATAAGGTAGACAGCCTTGAGAAACGGAAAGCGGATAAATAATGGACCCGCTCACACTCCTTGCTGCAGCTAAAGCCAGTTACGAAGCCATCAAGGCTGGCATTGCCGTAGGTAAAGAGCTGCAGAGTATGGCGGCGGACATGGGTTCGCTCTTCGACAGCGTAGCCGCTATCACGCGCACCGCTGCCGATCCGAAGGGTAGTCTGATGAGCGGCAAGTCCGCGCAGCAAATTGCGATGGAAGCCTATGCTGCCAAGGCTGAAGCCGACCAGATGATGGAAGAGTTGAAGAACCACTTCATCGGAGAGTTTGGAATTGCCGCGTGGGATCAAGTGCTTAGCCACACCACGCAGATCAAGAAGGACATGCGCGCCGCAGCTCTTGAGGCTCAGAAAGAGCAGGAAGAACTTATGCAGGCCGTGATGACATGGGGGTCAGTATTCCTTGCGATTGTTCTGGTTATTGTTTGCATTGTCCTTTTGGTCATCAGCTTTGTCACTCGATAGGAGTTACGCCATGCACATGAGTCAAGGTGGGTTGGACAACCTGCTCAAGAAGTTTGAAGGCTGCAAGCTTAAAGCCTATCGCTGCCCCGCAGGCGTCTGCACGATTGGCTACGGCCATACTTCCGCCGCAGGGATGCCTCAGGTTACGGACGGGATGACCATTACGCAGGCTCGCGCTGAAGAAATTCTTCGCGTAGATATTGTTAAGTACGAGCGTGCCGTGGATGATTTGGTTAAGGTTGAACTAACCCAAAACCAGTTCGACGTACTCGTCGATTTTGCCTATAACGCTGGTATTGGTAACCTGAAGTCCTCTACCTTACTCAAAAAAGTAAATGCCGGTAAGTTCGATGACGTCCCAGCGGAGCTGATGAAGTGGACGAAGGGCGGCGGTAAAGTCCTTCCCGGATTGGTTCGCAGGCGGCAGGCTGCAGTGGATTGGTGGAATGCAAGTGAGGCCCTCGCAGATGACCATCCAGACCACCGTGCAGAACCTGATGCTCCTCCGCAAAGAACTATGGCAGACAGCAAGCAAGGTAATGCGGCGATACTCACGGCGGGTATCGGGGGATTGGGTGTCGCTAAGGAGGTCGCTGCGCAGGCAAAGGATGCGTCTGATGTGGCGGATCAATTCGTGGGCCTACTCAGTAACCCTAACTTTATCACAATGGCTGCGGTCATTGGTCTAGGTGGAGCCATCTGGTATTGGCGTAAAAAGAACATGGATGAACACGGTGTTTAGTATTCTACTTACCCCTCTTGGTCGCGGAGCACTGGTTGGAACTATTATCTTGCTGGTGCTTGGTGGCCTTTATGTTAAAGTTAGGTCTGACGTCGCCGCCGAAATTGAGGCAAGGGCGACAGCCAATGCTCTAAGGAGAGTTCAGGATGCGGTTAGGGCTGGCGATAGTGTTGACACTTCTTCTAGCGGGTTGCTCAAGGATGACGGGCACCGCCGAGACTAACCTTTCTGCGTGTACTGTTTGGAGAGATATCTCTTGGTCTATCAAGGATACCCCCCAGACAATTACAGAAGTAAAGGTTAACAATGCCCGGAGAGAGGGCTACTGCAGAGGAGCTATGTGATGGCTAAAGGTAAGATGGCTTTTCCCTTCGGCGGCAAGGAGAAGGGTAAGGAAGAGAAGATGGAAAAGAAGATGGGCAAGGCTGCCTATCTTGCTGGCGAAAAGAAAGAGATGAAGGCAGGCGTCAAGAAGATGGGCGCTTACAAGTCCGGTGGCATGGTTAAGGGCCGAAAGGGCTGCTGATGGCCAAGAACTGGATCAAGGGCGCTATTGGAAAGCCCGGCCAACTCCACAAGGACTTGGGCGTTCCTCAGGGGCAGAAAATCCCCAAGGCGCAACTTGCTGCCGCTGCTAAGAAACCCGGTAAGGTTGGGCAACGCGCCCGCCTTGCCGTCACCCTTAGCAAGATGCGCAAGGGAAAGTGACATGGCAAAATCCCCCGCTGGTTCTAAGGTAAATGCCGCTGGCAACTACACTAAACCGTCCATGCGCAAGACCTTGTTCAACAAGATCAAGGCGTCGGCGGTGCAGGGTACAGCCGCAGGACAGTGGTCAGCTCGTAAGGCTCAGCTTCTTGCAAAGCAGTACAAAGCCAAAGGCGGGGGATATAAAGACTGATGAAGCAACCTCAGCAATCCCTTAAAGCTTGGACTGAGCAGAAATGGCGTACCAAGTCAGGTAAGCCATCTAGTCAGACTGGTGAGCGGTATCTGCCTGAGAAAGCCATCAAATCTTTAAATCCTTCGGAATATGCAGCTACAACCGCCGCTAAGCGCGCTGGTAAGAAAGCTGGTAAACAGTTTGTGAAGCAGCCAAAGTCTATCGCGCAGAAAGTGCGGTCGTACCGTAAGGAAGGTATGTGATGGCCAAAACTCCAGCATGGCAGCGCAAGGAAGGTAAGAACCCCAACGGCGGACTCAACGCCAAGGGGCGCGCTGCATACAACAGAGACAACCCCGGCAAACCCGGACTCAAGGCACCTCAGCCAGAGGGTGGTCCTCGTCGCGATAGCTTTTGCGCGAGGATGAAAGGTATGAAAAAGAAACTCACCTCAGCAAAAACCGCCAATGATCCTAACTCGCGGATCAACAAATCCTTGCGGGCTTGGAACTGCTGAGATGGCTAAACGCGATCCGCTTACCTTTCCGAAGATGAGGGCATCGTTCGACACGATGTATCGGACGCTCAAGGAAAGCACCAAGAAACCATTTATTGGTGTCACACAGGGAGGCTCTAGCCGGAAGTCTTCAGGAGCAAAACCTGCAGCGACTGACGGCCAGCGCCGCACTTCACGTAAATAGGAGAGTATGATGGCCCGTAAGCCTGCAGCAACAGAGACTGTCGTTGAAACCCCGAACGTGGTAATCCAAGAGCAGCCCGTCGAGGAGGCTCGTCCCCTATCCGCTCAGACGCTTGCTGAGATGGAAGCTGGACGGGCGACACTGGCTGCCATCGCTGCCAGTTCTAAGGCAGAAACCGAAAAGTAATCAAGGGTTTATACCATGGTTGCAATCAAGCTTAACGCATTCGGCGGAAGCATACCGGCAATGGATGATCGTCTGTTGCCGGACAACATGGCCGCGACTGCTTCAGATGTTTGGTTGTACTCTGGGCTTCTTGAGGGGTTTCGTTCCGCCAAGTCAGTGTATACATGCGCCTCGTCTAGCACGAAGCGCGTGTATCGCATCCCAAAAAACTTTGTCGATCAAGACCATATCATCGACAGCTACTGGCTTGAGTTCCCTTACAAAAACGTAGATGTGATCCATAGCCCAACCGCTAACGATAGTTACGAGAGGTACTACTGGGCTGCAGATGCTGGTGGTGTATCATACCCTCCAAGGTACAACACACTTACCCGTATCGCTGCCGGTAATTCCTCGTTTATCCTCGGCGTCCCTGCCCCTACTGTAGCTCCGGGTGTTACACATACGGGTGGTACTGGTTCAGCAGTTAGCCGTTCATATGTCTATACTTGGGTAACAGCCTATGGTGAGGAAGGACCGCCAAGTCCACCCACAGTGTATTCTGCTAACGTAACCGCGACATGGAATATCACGCTTACTGCTCCCACAGTTAGCGACACAACTGATCGTAACCTGTCTAAGGTTCGCATCTACCGAACCATCACATCAACGGCTGGTGTAGCTACTTACTTCTTAGTAGCTGAGCAAAGTTACACCATCACAACTTATGCAGACACTGCGCTAGATGCAGCGATTTCAGGCAATAACCAACTGCAAAGCACCACTTGGACCGCGCCTCCGGCAGACCTTAAGGGCATGGTGTCGATGGCGAACGGCATGGTTATTGGGTGGAGAGATAATGAAATCTGGTACGCAGAGCCGTACCGCCCCCATGCGTGGCCAGCACTTTATACCCTATCCACTGACTTCGAGATCGTTGGGATTGGCGTAATTGGGCAGACGGCAATCATCTGCACGCAAGCCGCCACCTATGCAGCTACAGGTATTACACCATCCAACGTCACACTCTCCAAGATATCAACCAGAGACGCTTGCCTGTCTCGCGGGTCGATTGTCTCGACGCCGGACGGTGTGTTCTACGCCACGTCTCGCGGGCTGGCTCTCGCCTATGCAGGTCAGGTTATCAACGCCACTGACAAAATGTTTACAAAGGATAACTGGCTGACGCTTTTGGATGTTCCAAACCTTCGCTCCGCCCGTCTTGGTTCGGCGTATTATACTTTTGGATCAGTGACTGAGGGCGTGTTCCAGTTAGACGCATTCCAGACTACCGCCTTTGAAGCCAGCAACTACGCTGGAGCTTATACTGGTGGGATGATTGACTCGTCAGATGGTCGAGTAGCTTTCATGCCTCTGACTTCTGATGACGCCACCATGAACCTGTACAACGATCCGTGGACAAACGAGGTTCTCATCCTTCGTGATGGTATTGTTTACTGGATGGATGTTGCTGGGGATGAGCCACGGCGAGAGTATGTGTGGCGCTCAAAACGGTTCCAGCCCACAAACAAAAAGAACCTCGAAGCCATGAAGGTGTACTTCGATAATCCAGAAGGGCTGACAAGCCTTGGGAATATCAAGATATACGCCGATGGCCGTCTCGCCGCGACGAAGACACTGCTATCGTCCGGGCAGTTGATACGCCTACCGTCAGGGTTCAAAGCAGACTTCTGGCAGATTGAGATTACCACGCGGGTAACCATCAGCTCCGTGCAGATGGCCACGTCTGTGAAGGAGCTTGCCAGTGTCTAGGATATTTCCATCTATCCCGGACCCAGCAGCTAACGTGCAGAGTTTGTACGACTCCGTCCGCATCATGAAGTACACCCTTGAGTTACTGACAGGACAGACTGACGAGATTTACGCCGCCCGAGTTATTCTTCGGGCTACTGTCCCAGACACTCATGCGTCACGAGACCTTGGGATTGACACCTCTCCCCATAACAACTTACATATGCTGTACGGGGCGAACTTGCGGACGGGGCAGGCCCTAGGTAAGCGTTCAGAAGCA